TCGGCTGGCGTCAACTCGAAAAAATCCTGCGAGGCTGTTACGGCAACAGCCTCGAAGGAAACTGCGTAGCACCTTCCCATCAGATCACCTTTTCCCTGTTGCGCGGAGCTATCAGGCGTTGCCCGCGGTGATGGTGTTCGAGCCGGTGGCCGACACTTGCACGCCGCTCGTTATCGACGTCGAGTTGAGGTTCATGTCCGAGCCGGAGGTGCCGCAGTTGCCGTCGACGACAGCCGCGCCGGTCGAGTCGACCGCGCGCCACCAAGTTGCGGTTCCGGTGGCGTTGGCGCTAGAGTCAGCCGTGATGGCGCTGAACGTCAGCACGCCGGCGGACGCAGCCGGAGCGGACGGGTCGCTGAACGTGAGTTCAGCGAGCAGCGTCGTCGCCGTACCGCCGGTGGCCGGCCGCGTGCCATCGTATATGCGGAGCAGGCCAGCGCCCGCCCCTGCATCGATGGCCGTCTTGACCGCGTCGAGGCGGGTGTTTCTCAGCGTGGCAACATAGCCGAGAGCCATGACTTCTTCTCCTTCGGGGTGGGTGCAGCGGGGGTGCTAACCGGGGTGCTCGCCGGGGGCGTCAGGATCGACGCCGGCTCTTTCAGTTTGTGGCCGTTGGCCTTGAGCAGGCCGCGAATCTGGTCTAGCCGGCTGAACAGCCGCGCGCGGGTCGGTTCGTCAGCAGCGGCAATCGCCGCGGCCGTCGCCTCGAACTCGCGCGTCAGCGCGTCGGCCTTCGCCGCATCAATGGCGACCTTCGGGGCTGGGAGCCGGTACTTTTCGATGACGCTGGCGACCTTCGCCTGCGCCTGCGCGCGCGCGTCGTTCTCGGACTCGCCGGCGCCGTCGTAGGACTCCAGCACGCGGCTGTTGTCGTACGACATGACGCGCAGCGTCCACTTCGTCTTGCCGTTGGGCGCTTCGCTCACGACGTACTCCCAGAAGGCCGAGTAGTTGTTGCGCGGGTAGTCGAAGATGTTGATGGCGGAGTGTTTCTTGGCACGTTTCATGGTGCGTTCCTTGTGTGCGCGTTACGGAAGGGTCTCTTGGCCGCCCGGACTGTCGGGGGTGAGCGTCGCGGGAACCTTCGGAAGAATCCGATAGTCCCCGGCGTTGACGCTGTCCATCATCGACCTGACCTTGTCGGGCTGGTTGGCCGGGATGACGACAAAATTCCCGCCACGCCTATCGACGAAGACCGTCGAGTTGGCGTAGGCGGGATCGTTCCAGTCGACCGTGAGGCCGTTCACGCGCTACCAGCTGGGCCGGCCGACAAGCACCTTGACGGTGCAGGAGGCGAGGTCGGCACCGCTGCCCGACTCGTTCTGGAACCGCACGCTGACGACGTTGGCCGCCGACACGTACGGGGTGATGTTGAGGCCAGCGGTGCTCACGCTGAACGCGATGCCGATGACCATGTCGCCGAGCGCCACGCCGGGGACGTCGATGGCGTTGGTCTCTCCGGCCGCGTCGATCAAGTTGCCGACGTCGATGGTGCCGGTGCCGACGAACATTTCGCTGAACAGGCCGCCGAACTGGCGTGTGCCTTGTAGGACAACCTCTCCGGTTGCGTCTGCCATGTCTTGCTCTCCTAATCGGAAGGGGGTGAGAGCGCCCCCGAAGGGGCGCCCCTGTCAGCCTATGACTAGGCCAGCACGGCGATGGCGACGCCGGCGTTGTCGCGATACTCCTCCGCGCCGAACACCATGTCCGCCGTCAGCAGGTCAGCGAGGAACTCCTGCTTGTACTGCGTCTGCGTGCGCGGCTTCATCTGCTCGCACAGGATCAGCGCGTCGCGGTGGAACAGCGGGGCGATACGCGCGGCGCCGGTGGCCGTCGGGCAGGCCGACGACACGAAGATTTCGACGCCGTACACGTTGCCCAGCCGACCGTTGCGGATCGTGTTCGCGCTGCCGCCCTCGCCGACGAACGCCTGCTCGGAAAACCGCGCGAGGCCCATGAGGGTGTTGCGCGCCACCGGCGGGATCACCAGATAGCGGTTCGACATCGGCACATCGGCGTCGTCGAGCGTCTGGATCACCTTGCGGATGGCCGCGTCGGTGATGGCCGCCTCGTTCGTGCCGACGTACAGCGTCGAGCCGTCCGAGCCGATCACCGCCTTGTCCCACGCCGCCGTGCCGGCGCCGCCCTGCCACTTGGCCGTCAGGGCATGGACGTAGTCCTCAACCGCCTTGGCGAGCGCGTAGCCCGCGTCCTCGGTGTAGACGCCGCGCATCGGGTTGTTCGACTGAATCTTCGCGATGTCCTCAATGAGGCGCGAGTATTCCCAGTGCTGGTTGAGGCTGACGTCCACGCCGGTGCCGGAGTGCGCGATCAGCGTGACCTGTGCGCCGACCGACTTGGCGGTGGCCGACGCGCGCGTGAAGCCGGGGAAGTGGACGACGTCGCCCTTCTTGCCGACCACCGACACGTTCTTGATGAGCCGGGGCATCACCAAGTTCTTCTTGTAGGTGGCGATGATCTCGTCCGACCAGATTTCGGGGACGAACTTGCTGGAGTCGAGCGCGGACTTGCTGACGTAGTTGGTGTTGTCGAAGGTAGCCATTTGCTGTAAAGCTCCGTGGTTGGATGGATGAACGAACTACGGAGCAGTCAGACGACCTACTTGACGCGCCCTTCGGCGTACGCTGCGAGGATTTCATCGCCCATCGCGGCGTACCTTTCAGGGTCGTTCACCATCATCCTCACGATGTCGACGCGACGGTAGACCTTCTTGCCGCCCCCAGCGTCGGGAGCGGCGTTGCCCGTCGGCATGACACCCGCGTTGAGTTGCGCGTCGCGCGCCTGCTGCCGCGCCGCCGCTGCCGCGTCCTGCTGCGGCGCCTCGACCTTCTCCGGCGCCTTGCGTGCCGACTTCAGTTCCTTCCACGTGGAAAGGAGCTCGTCGCCGGCGGCGGCGTCGTAGTTGCGGTCCGCGTGCGCCAGCATCGCGGTGCGTACCTGAGACCGACCGACCCATTCGATGAACTCCGGGTCGCGTACGATCTGCGCGGCGTCAGGGTGCCTCTCCCGCAGAAGGCGCGCGTTGCGCTCCTGCTGCGTTTCGGCCTTGTGCTGACGCAACTCTTGGATGACTTCGTCCTCGTGCAACAGCTTCTTGATCGCTGCGCGCGGGTTGACGAAGAACTCGCTGTCGTCGTCCTGCTCCGGCTTGCTTTGAGCCGGTGGGTTCGCGTTTCTCTGGCTAAGGGCCGACCGAATGAACTCGTCGTGCGTCCTGCGGAGTTCGCCGATCTCGTTGGCCTGCCGACCGAACTGCTGTTCGAGTTGGTGGTAAGCCTTGGCGATTTCTGCTGGGGACTTCCCTTTGAACTTCTCAGGCAGTTCCTCGGCCGCCGGGGCTTGCTGCCCTTGTGGCGCCGGGTCTTCCTGCTTGCTCTCCGGGGCTGCGTGCTCGACTTGCTCTTGGTTCTCGTCCTCTTGGGCCGGGTCAACGACAATCACAGACATGGGTTCGCTTGTCCTTCCGGGGCGTTTACAGGTGGCCGCATGTTGGGCCGCGCGACCGTGCGGTAGCGGTTGTCGCGCGGGGGTGAAACAGGGTTAGCGCCAGCCGTCGTCGCCGTGGTCGCGCTCGCGGCGCTTCTCAATGGCGATCTGCTGTGCGCGCTTGCGCTCCCACGCCATCGCGGCGCCGGGAAAGCTCCCGGTTGTGCCCTCCAGCTGTGAGCGCGGGGCGGACGGCTGTAGCACAGCTGTGCCACAGCAGCCCATACAGACTTCGGTGTCGTCGTGCGCCGAGGCGAACACCTCGAAGCGGTGCCCACACGTGGGGCATGCGTAGTCGCGGACTCGGATCACTTCTTCGCCTTGTCGATCTGCTTGCGGTACTCGGCCAGCAGCTTCTCGAAAGCCGACTGCACCGCGTACGCCTCGAATTCGGAGGACGGGTTCTGCTCGCTGATGTGGTCGCGTACCGCCTGCCACACGTGGACGGCCTCATGCACCAGCAGGCCGATCAGCGTCCACCTGTCTTCCTCGCTTTTCGGCAGCGGGATGCACACGATCACGTGCGCCCGCGCGTCGCCGTCGGGCTGTACCTCGTGCGTCGCCGCTCCGGCGTCGTCCAGCAGCCACGGATCGGCCAGCGCCAGCGGGAACTTGATCCGCTTCAGCAGGCGCTTGTACGCCGCCTCGCTGGTGCAGAGGTGAAGCTCGAAGTGGTGCCAGTTGAACGGGTGGCCGAGCGCCATTACTCGCCCGCCTCGTCCTCGGCCAACAGCTGTTCGTACGCCTTCTCGACT